GAGACAGTTGGGTTAGAAGACAACCCTGACTTGTCCCAAGATGGCTTTCAAACCGCCAAGAAACCTATTCCATTAGAATTTAGATACGCCGAGACGGACGAAACCATCGAAACCAAGGAAGGTTCAGTGGGAGCAAAAGCCGGCGATGCTGTTATGACAGGCACGGAAGGCGAGCAGTGGCCGATCCCAGCCGAGAAGTTCGCGCAAACATACGACGACCTTGGTGATGGAACAGCGGCGAAGAAAAACATACCGGTATTTGCCAAAGAAATGAGCGACCCATTCCAAGTTAAAGTATCGTGGTCAAATGATTTACTCCAAGGAGAGCCGGGAGACTATTTAGTACAATATGGCCCGGGCGACTATGGGGTGGTTGGTAGAGAAATCTTTGCAAAAACCTATAGGACATGAACAAGGGAACAGCAGTATGAAGCTTACGAAGTCCAAAATAAAAGAAATTATAACAGAAGAGTTGGGGAATCTCGATTCTTCGCTGATGATGGCAATTAATAATTTGGCTAGCAAAATTGATAATCTAGATGTTAGTATAGATTATTTAGCCGGCGCAGTTACGGGAGAAAGCCCTGCGGCTTTGGGATATGCCCAAGGCGCATTGGGGCGCTTTGCGAAAGTAATTAAGCCAAAAAAAGAACATCCATTGAACGACCCATCGCGCATGAACGAGATAGTCGATGCAATAGTACAAGAACTACGTACAATTGAAGAAGAAGAGAAATATAAAAAGTCCTTTTACAAAGCAAAAGAAGAGCGCGCCGAATACCTTATAGACAAGGGTGTACCTGAAGATCAGGCTTATGGCGTAGCTGATAAACAAATGTCCAAAGCAGGCAAAAAAAAGAAAAAGGAATAAAACAATGGAAGAAACAAAAGGAAAATTAGATAGACTAGTCGAAAAGATGATATCTCGCAAGTTTCTTGTTTGGCTCACAGCCACAGGGCTGATGGCGTTTTATGGTCTTGAATCGAGCGATTGGGTAATGCTCTCCGCAATTTATATCGGAACCCAAGGAGTCGTCGATGGCTTAGCAAAAGTTAAGGGTGTCTGATGATCGACAAAGCAAAAGTGTTTGCATTTGCTCTAAAACATTGGAAGGAAATATTAGTAGTTATATCCTTATCGCTTGTTACTCTTAAAACTAGGATAGATTATAATGCGATAGTTAAAGCATACGAAACCTCCCAACAAGAGATGGAGCTACAGATCTCATCTCTTCGGGATATCCATGCCGAAGAACTGCGACAGCGCGAAGAATCCCTTCAATCTTATCGAGACACTATAGAGAGCATTCAACAGAGTTACTTGGAATCACAAGCCGACTTAGAAGAAGAAAGGCAAAACAACACCACCGAATATGTAAGACAGTTTTCGCAAGATAAGGAGGCACTGAGCAGTGAGATTATTGACGCTTATGGTTTTCAGCTTGTGGAGTAATATAGCTATAGCCACTCCCCCAGGTCAATTCACGTTTTTGGGACAAAATGAATGTGCCCCATTCGAAGGTGTGTTGTTTGACCCGGCTGCAACTGCTACAATCTTAGCAGAGAGAAGTTTTGTGGTCGGCCAATGCGAGAATAAAATGCAACATGTTTTAGATACACAAATTGCTGAGCACACATTAGAAATACAAAATTTGCAAATTCGACATGATGCATTGATAAACGAATATGATATGAGAGTTCAATCACTAGAAAGAGAGAGTGACGCTTTAGCCAACGCTTTGCGAAAACAAAGTAGAAGGAATCCAATCTTGTGGGTCGCCGCCGGCGTTGTTGGGGGCATGGCCATAACTTATGGTAGCTATAGAGTGTTTAATAATGAGTAAAGATTTTGATAAGATTGCGGCGACAGAAAAGGCTATTGCTGAGAAATACGGCAAGGAAGCGATCCAGAATCCAAAAGCGGATTGGACTGAAGAAAAAGAAAAAGAGTATTTAAGCCAAATGAAAGAATTTTATTCTTCTCGTCTGAAAAGCAAGCAGTCACAAGAAAAAGTAGATGTTAATGGTATAAAGATATCAAAAAAACTACTTAATAGAGAATCTTTACATAATTGTCCTGTCTGTGGATCTTTCCCGAGAAAAACAATGGATGATGTTTGCCTTGTCAAATTTGAGTGTTGCAACCAATGTTATATTCAATATGTCGAAGGAAGGGAAGAAAGATGGCAAAAAGGATGGAGACCCAATGAAACTAAATAAAGAAATACTCAAGCAAATTATTCGTGAGAGCTTAGGAGAAGAACAAGCCCCAGCACCGGCAGCTAGCGCTACCGACGCACGCCAGCAAAAAGTGGACGCTGCAACTACATCGGGCGGCCTTATGGATGTCGAACAATATGCCACCATGCTCAAGAGAGTCTTGCTAAGTCCCAAGGTCTCTCCGCAGGCGCGCAAGCAAGCATTAGAGGCAATTTTCGGCCCTAAAGGTGCCGCCATCAACACTATAGTTTTACAAATGCTTAAAGGAGCACAAGAATAATGGCAACAGTTTATGAAATAGTACAAGGGCTTTCACAAGCCGCGGCCAACGCCTATGATGGAGCGTTAGATGAAAACGGTGAGCCACTCTTGGCCGGCCTTAAAAGAGAAGAGGGCGATCCGATTCTCGACAAAAGAGTGAACGATGGTTTCAATGTCAAGTTTTATGGAAACATGATGTGCCTAACATACCAATCGGATGTGCACTTAAAGGAAGTATATGCTAACGGCTTCGAAACTGAAGTAGAACGCCAGCTATCTGAAATTGTGAAATTTCTACAAAAAGAATATAAAAAGATTACTGGTAAATCAGTATCTTTAACAGCGGAAGATGAAGTCGACATTCGTGTCGAGAATTCTACTCGCGTACGCTCTTGGGTAATTGCCAAAATGCATTATAAAGTTGGCGGACTAGACCAAGAAATGTCAGTTACTCCAGAATCGAAAGATCGAGTAGAATCAAGCTGGCGTAGTTTTGTAGACCAAGGCGGTTGGAACGGAAAGGGAGGCACACGCCCCGATAACGACACGAGACCAAAATCAGATAATGAGTAATGACATTTCAGTTAGACAAAAAGCAACAAGTAAAAGAAATACTCAAGTGCGGTAAGGATCCTTCGTACTTTCTCAAAACATATGCCCGTATATCTCATCCGATGCACGGGCTAATCCTTTTTAATACTTATGATTTCCAAGACGACCTTCTACAAGATTTTAATGATTATCGCTTTAATATTATTCTAAAAGCGCGACAGCTTGGTATTTCAACAATTACGGCTGGATATATCGTTTGGTTAATGTTGTTCCATCGCGATAAAGCGATTTTAGTTATGGCAACCAAGTTTGCCACAGCTGGAAACTTAGTAAAAAAAGTCAAAAGCATTATGCGCAATCTGCCACAATGGCTTAAAATATCAGATATTTCAGTAGACAACCGCACATCTTTCGAACTTTCAAATGGGTCGTCTATCAAGGCGGCCTCTACCTCCGGCGATGCTGGTCGTTCTGAGGCACTATCTTTGTTGGTTCTAGATGAGGCTGCACATATCGAGGGATTAGAAGAACTTTGGACTGGTTTGTATCCCACACTGTCTACCGGTGGTCGCTGCATTGCACTATCGACACCGAACGGTGTCGGAAATTGGTTTCATAAGACGTGCATGGACGCTGAAACAGACTTGAATAACTTTAATTTAACAACACTCCCATGGGACATTCATCCAGAGAGAGATCAAGCTTGGTATAAAAAAGAGACAAGAAATATGTCCAGGCGCCAGATCGCACAAGAGCTTGAGTGCAATTTCAACACCTCCGGTGAAACTGTTATTGACCCTGATTGTATGAAATGGATGCTATCTACGATATGTGAGCCAAAATATAGAACCGGTTTTGATCGAAATTTCTGGATCTGGGAAGAATTTGACGCGTCATGTAGTTATCTTGCAGTCGCTGATGTGTCGCGAGGCGACGGTGCCGACTATTCAACGCTGCATATTATCAAGTTAGAAACCCTTGAGATTATCGCAGAGTACCAAGGAAAGCCCACCCCAGATATGTTCGCCAACTTTTTAAATCAAGTCGGCCGCGAATATGGTAATGCGATGTTGGTGGTTGAGAATAACAATATAGGATATACGGTGCTGGATAAGTTAATTGAATACGGGTATCCAAATTTATATCATTCCATTAAATCATCTCATGAATATATTGAGCAGCACCAAGCAGAATATAGAACCTCCGCAGTAGCCGGCTTCACAACGTCAATGAAAACCCGACCACTCATCATAGCAAAATTAGAGGAGTTTATTAGAAATAAACTAATTACTTTATATTCTTCACGAACCGTTAACGAAATGAAGACTTTTATATGGAGGAACGGTAAGCCGCAAGCAATGAAGGGCTACAATGATGATTTAATCATGGCGTTAGCGATAGCATGTTGGGTTAGAGATACAGCCCTCCAAGCCAATGCCAGAGAAATAAATTATCAAAAAGCCTTTTTAAGTTCGATTATCAAAACTAAAACTACAATGAATACTCAAATTAAAGGACAACATGGCTACAAAAAAGACTCCACATTTGATAAAATAAAAGAAGCTGAAGACTTGTATAACCAACATAAGTGGATCATAAAGTGAGAAAATAAATGGCAGACAGAAGAAAAAATATACCCGGCGGCAAAAACCCCGCAAATGAACAATCCGAATTATTTAAAAGGCTAACGCGCCTGTTCTCGGGACCGATAATCAATTATCGTTCCCAGACCGGCCGCAGAATTCGCCGGCAACATCTTGATAAATTTTCAAGTAGATTTTCTTCGGCATCTGGGCAACAGTTTAAGAAAACGCTCTACAACCCTTTGGATACAATTGCAGCTAATGCGATCGGAAACCAACGTCGTTCCGAACGATATATTGATTTTGACCAAATGGAATACATGCCAGAGATAGCATCCACTATGGATATCTATGCGGATGAGATGACAACCTATTCGGCCCTTCGACCGATGTTAAACATTAAGTGCCCTAACGAAGAGATCCGGGCTGTTTTAAACATCTTATACTCAAATATTTTAAATGTAGAATACAATCTTTTTGGGTGGTCTCGTACAATGTGTAAGTATGGAGACTTTTTCTTGTATCTCGACATCGATGAGAAATTTGGAATCACTTCTTGTATCGCACTACCTCCCCAAGAGATAGAGCGCTTAGAAGGAATGGATGCAACCAATCCCAATTATGTACAATATCAATGGAACACTGCTGGTATGACATTCGAGAACTGGCAAATTTCTCATTTTCGCATCCTCGGAAACGACAAGTATGGCCCATATGGAACATCTATTCTTGAACCCGCGCGCCGCATCTGGCGCCAACTGGTTTTAATGGAAGACGCAATGATGGCCTACCGAGTTGTCCGCTCATCAGAGCGGAGGGTTTTCAAAATTGATGTTGGTGCGGTACCACCGAATGAAGTAGAACAGTTCATGGAGAAGATTGTCACACAACTTAAGAGACATTCGGTCGTTGATGCAAAAACTGGCCGTGTTGACTTACGTTATAATCCAATGAGTATCGAAGAAGATTATTTCATCCCTGTTCGGCCTGGATCAGCAACAGATATTCAGAACCTCGCAGGAGGTACAAACACTACGCAAATCGATGACATTAAATACCTGCGTGATAAATTGTTCTCTGCGCTCAAGATTCCTCAAGCATATCTTGCGATGGGTGAGGGTGCAGCCGAAGATAAGACGACACTAGCACAGAAAGATATTCGCTTTGCAAGAACAATCCAAAGACTCCAGAGAGTCATTATTGCAGAGTTAACAAAGGTTGGCATTATCCATCTTTACACTTTGGGTTTCCGCGGCGATGATCTGTTATCATTCGAACTGCAGTTAAACAATCCCTCGAAGATCGCAGAACTTCAAGAGCTGGAACACTGGAAACAGAAATTTGATATTGCCGGCTCCGCAACTGAGGGCTTTTTCTCTCGTCGCTGGGTATCTGAGCACATTTTCTCCATGAGTCATGAAGATTTTGTTCGTAATCAGAGAGAAATGTATTTTGACCGTAAACAGGATGCCGCTCTACAAGCCGTCGCAGAGGCTGCGGCAGCCGGAGAAACCGGTGGTGGGCTTGGTGGCGACTTGGGCGGTGACTTAGGTGGCGACCTTGGCGGCGACCTCGGCGGTGACTTAGGTGGCGATGAACTCGGAGGTGATCTTGGAGGTGGTCCAGAAGAAATGCCGGCCGGTGATGTCGGCGGAGAAGATGACTCGCCATTGTTGGCAGTACCTCCCGGCTCAAGAAATGCTCCCAGACTTACGCCAGGATCTAAAGGAAAAGTATATCACCCTAAGAAGGACGATAGACGCGCTGGATCTGGACCTCGTAGTAGGAATTTTAAGGCTGCCTCTGGCCAGAAAAGCAGCTCCGGAATAAGAAATATTGTTCCCGGCGCCGCAGATATTTCTGCTCTAGCAAAACCAATTGGCGCCAACGTCGGTATTTATGAAAATGAGGAGCCTATTTACAACTTGAGAGAGCAAAAAGAAGAACAAAAACTGTTTAATATTAATGAGTCAATTCGTACTCTGATTGGTGACTTAGATCAGAATGCTGTTGAAACAAAAGCAATGGAGCAAGATGATGAAAATACGTCACAATAAAAAAAGAAATACTGCATTTGTCTACGAGGCTCTCGTTAGGGAAGCAACGATAGCAGTAATAAAAAATGATACACAGACAAAAGACAAAGTTGTCAGCATTATAAAGAAACATTTTTCTCCTAATTCTGTTCTTAAGAAACATTTAGAATGTTATCGCTCACTTTACGAAACCAAAGGGATCAATAAAGAGACATGCGAAAAGATAATTAAAGAAGCAAAAATCGGCAGTCGACTCTTGGATACGACCGGCCTGTTCGTTAGTCAAACGGATTTGATTGACGATGTAAACAAAGAGCTTTCACCAAAGATCTTCAATAACTTCGTTCCAAATTATAAAACACTGGCTTCAATCTATCAAATATTTTCAGCGGATACCTCTCCCAAGAATTCAGTTATATTGGAGATGCAGTTACTTGGTGACATGTCTGCCCCCACCGCCGATAAAGAGGCAATGCAGCCAATAGACAGCTTGGTAGTCAATTCTTTTGTGGAGAAGTTTAACGACAAATATGCAAAAACACTTTCGGAGGAACAAAAACACCTTCTAACTTTATATATCTCATCATTCGCCGACAACTCACTTAGCCTTAAATCCTATCTTAATGAAGAGATAACGAGGCTTAAGTGTGCCATCGTAGAAAGTACTACTACAAAAGAGTTTGTTGAAGACTCAGATATGGTATCTCGCGCTCAAGATGTTATTAAACTATTAGAGAGTTACTCTACAAGAAATGTCGACGAAGAGGTATTAAATACAATCCTTAAAACACAAGAACTAGCGAGGGAACTTACCGATGGCAATAACGATTAAAATTGACAAAGCAGATGAGACACAAACCATTCGCTTAGAAATGGATATCCGCAAGGCTATCAACGGAGATTTGATGATCTTCGACCATGGCGATATCGATATAATATTATCCACAGCTAACAATAAAGTTGTGGCCTTTCCTAAAGAATCTTTAAACGATTTAGTCTACGGCGCCCAAAATCGCTTGTTTTCCTTTTTGCGTAAAAAGGGTATTGTAGTATACGAATCAATCCAAGCAGGCGCCTTTTCGGGAGCTATGGAAGCAACTCTACAGCAACCCTTCGATGAAAGCATTGAAGCCGCTAAATTAACATTAATTAATATAAGCGGTTTTATTGAAGATGAGAGGCCTTATTTTGAGTCTATGGAAGCTATTATCGCCGCCGACGACGCTGCGCTTATTGAGCCAGACAAAGAATTCTCTACAGAACTTGGCGAAGTGCCACACAGCATTGAACAAGGTTCCATTAGAAAGGGCATGGTTCGAGATCCATATTCCTTGAGTTATATGTATACGATATAGGAGAGCGATTATGCCCGATATGAAAACCATAATGGATAACTGGGACGCCTTTCTCGAAGAAGGTGTTGATCAACCAAGTACGTGGGGAGAGTTATCCCAAAACATTATTTTGAACAAGGCTGCTAACAGATGGCCCAGAATGGGAAAAGCGCTATTAAGATT